ACTTATTACTACATTTTCATTCTATTTGGGTAGAATTGATAGAATTTATCTATCTAAGGATGGAAAGTTTCAAGTTAAATATGGCACTCCATCAGAGAGACCAGAAAAACCAGTATCAGTAGATGATTCTTTAGAGATAGCGTCTATTTCTCTTCCCCCATACCTATACTCAGTTTCTCAAGCTTCTATAGAGTTCTTGGATCACAAGAGATATAGAATGGTTGACATTAAGCAACTTGAGAATAGAATCAAAAATCTTGAGTATTATACTACATTATCTCTATTGGAATCCAACACTGCAAACTTGTTTATTCCCGACGCAGATGGTTTAAATAGATTTAAATCTGGTTTCTTCGTTGATAACTTCACTTCTGTTTTAGCACAAGAAGACAGATTGCCAATAAAAAATAGTATTGATATTGCAAATAAAGAACTAAGACCGCAACACTATACTAACTCAATAGACTTGATAGAGGGTCCTGTTGTTGGAGTTGATCCAACTGTAGATTTGGCATTTGAACCAATAGAGGGAATAAACATCAGAAAATCTGGTGATATCATTACTTTAGATTATGCTGAAGTCGAATGGCTTAAGCAATCTTTTGCCACAAGATCGGAAAGCGTCACCCCATTCCTGATTAGTTTCTGGCAGGGAACAGTAGAACTCACTCCAGCGTCTGATACTTGGGTAGATACGGTTCGCCTCGAAGCAAAGATTATCAATACTGAAGGAAACTATGCAGAAACTCTTGCAAATGCTACAAGAACTTTAAATGTAGATCCACAAACCGGATTTGCCCCAACTATTTGGAATGCGTGGGTTACCAACTGGACTGGTCAAGATGTAACAACTACTACAAGAAGTAGAACAAATGTTACTGGATCTGTAGCATGGCAAGGTGGTGGTGGAGCTAGGGCTATATGGGGAACAGAAACGACCACAGTTTTAGAAGAAACTTTCCGAGAAGTAAGAGATACTGGAGTTCAAACAAGAACTGGTGTTAGAACTGTTGTCACTGAACAGTTTGATAATACTTCTGTAGGTGATAGAGTAGTCCGTAGGGATTTGATCCCATACATGAGATCCAGAAATGTTCAGTTTGTTTCCAAAAAAGTAAAACCGTTAACACAACTCTATGCTTTCTTTGATGGAGTAGATGTCACCAAATATTGCGTTCCAAAACTTCTTGAAATTACTATGTCATCCGGAACTTTCCAAGTTGGCGAAACAGTTACTGGATATGTCCAAAAGACTGGTCTTGGCCAAGGAGCGGAAGATACTTCAGCAAAAATAACCTTCAGAGTTGCTCAAACAAATCATAAAGAAGGTCCATATAATACACCAACAACAACATACCCACAAAATCCATACAATTCTCAAGATTTACCCGCATCTTATTCTTCAACTTCATCTATATTAAATGTAGATACTTTCTCACTTTCAAATTCAGTTCAAGGTGAATTTAGTGGTTGGGTAGAAACTGGAATGGTATTGATTGGAAATACCAGCAAAGCTCAAGCAACAGTTTCTAACTTAAGATTAATATCAGATCTTTCCGCAACTTTGATTGGAAGTTTTTACATTCCGAATCCAAACCTAAATGTTCACCCAAGATTTGAATCCGGAACAAAAACATTTACTCTTGTCAATAACAATACAAATGATCAGAATGCAGCTACAACTATAGCAGAAGAGGCATTTTCTTCAAGTGGAACTATCGAAACTGTTCAGGAAAATATAATTTCGGTAAGAAATGCTAGGGTTGAAAACAAGCAACAGTTTGAAGAAAAAGCAGTTTCTAGAACAACAGGAAGTCAACTAGTAAACAGTAAAGTAATCTCACAAACAAGCAGAAGTGCTATTGTAGGTTGGTATGACCCACTTGCACAATCATTCTTGGTTGATAATGAATCCGGAGTATTTTTAACAAAATGCGATGTATTCTTCAGATCTAAGGATGATACTGATATTCCAGTAACATTCCAGCTAAGAACTATGAAGGGAGGGTTCCCAACTCAGAATGTAATTCCACTTTCTGAGATTATACTTGAACCGAATCAAGTTAACACATCAGCAGATGGATCTGTTGCAACTACTGTTCAGTTTAAAGCACCAGTTTATCTTGAAGGTGGTAAAGAGTATTGTATTTGTTTAGCATCAAACTCAACAAAGTATAGTGTTTACATTTCTAGAATTGGTGAGAATGATCTTCTTACTCAAACATTTATTTCAAACCAACCATATCTAGGATCACTATTCAAGTCTCAGAATGCATCAACTTGGGAAGCAAGTCAATGGGAAGATCTTAAGTTTACTCTTTATAGAGCAGACTTTATTGAAAACGGAACTGTAGAATACTACAATCCACCTCTATCTGTAGGAAATAATCAGATAGCAAAACTTCTTCCAAATTCTCTAAACTTCAACTCCAAAAAAGTAAGAGTAAGTCTCTCATCAACTATTACAGATTCTGGATTAAAGTTAGGAAACACGATAATCCAAGCAAATACTAGTGGTAGAGGTAACTATGTTGGAAGTGCTGGAAGTGCCTTAGGAACACTTTCAATAAGTAATGCTGGTATCGGATATACTCCAAGTTCTGGTGGGTTTACATTCAATAACGTATCTCTCGAAACTATTACTGGAAATGGATTTGGGGCATTAGCTAATATTACTATCAATAATGGTGTTGCTATAGCGGCTACTATTTCAATTGGAGGAACTGGATATCAGTCGGGTGATGTTCTTGGTATTACTACTATTGGAAATACACCTGTTGGTAGAGATGCAAGATTCACTATTGTATCAATAGGTAATACCAATCAGATAGTTATTGATAATGTTCAAGGCGATTTTGAAGTTGGAAGCGCAAAAACACTCAGATATATCAATTCTTCAGGTATTACTACTGACCTAAATGCATCTCTTGGGGGAAATATACTAGCAAATCAGATAACAACCGAAAGTGATGGACTTCATATTAAAGTCAATCATAGAAATCATGGAATGTATGCTGATAACAACCTAGTAACTATATCTGGAGTAGAATCTGATATTAAACCAACTAAGTTATCTTTAGGGTATGCAGCAGATTCCACAGGTCAAATTTCCGTTGATGATGCATCCGACTTTACCGTTTTTGAGGGAGTTGGTGTTGGAACAACTAATCCAGGATATCTACTGATCGGAAATGAGGTTATTGAGTATACTTCAGTATCTGGCAATAATATTGGTGGAAATATTAGTAGAGGAACTAATCCTCTGACATATCCAGTAGGTTCTCCAGTTTACAAGTATGAAGTCAACAATGTTTCTCTGAGAAGAATCAACAAAAATCACGATCTAAGTGATGCTCTTGTCGAAAATCCAATAGGGTTTGATTTCTATCATATCAAACTAGATATGTCATCTAATGGTGTCGATAGAACTACTGGTGTAGGTTATAGTAACCTATATCAAAATCAAACTAAGTCTGCTGGTGGATATAGAATTAGAGCAACTCAAAATATGCCTTATGAGATCATAACACCTGTAGTTCAAAATGTTACTGTTCAGGGAACATCATTAACTGGAGAATTGAGATCAGTAACCGGATCAAGTGTTAGTGGTAATGAAATACCATTTGTAGATAACGGATTTGAGCCAATATCATTAAATCAACCAAATTATCTCTCATCGCCAAGATTAGTTTGTTCAGAAATAAATGAAATTGACAAACTTTCAAATCTTCCTGGAAACAAATCTTTAAATATGAGACTTACTCTTGGAACTACAAATACATATCTATCACCAGTCATTGATAGTCAAAGAGTAAGTGCTATTTTTACATCAAATAGAGTTAATAAGGTAATAGAAAATTATGCGACCGATGATAGAGTTAATTCTATTATAAATGATCCAACTGCTTTCCAATATATTTCTAAAGAAATAGTATTAGAAAACCCTTCAACATCAATAAAAGTTCTTCTTAATGCACATATGAATTCATATTGTGATATTAGGTTATTTTATTCTATTGGAGAAAATCCAGGGTTCTTGCCAATATTTACACCGTTCCCAGGATACTCTAACCTAGATAATAAATCTCAAATAATTTCGTTTGATGATAGTAATGGGCAATCAGATTCTTTTGTTGTTCCAGCAAGTTCATTAGGATTTGCCCCTCAAGAACTTGATTATAGCGAATATGTATTTACTGCCGACAGACTACCAAATTTTAGAAGTTATAGAATTAAGATTATTGCAACATCAACTAATCAAGTTTATGTTCCAAGATTGAAAGATTTGAGAGTTATTGCTCTAGCTTGATATGGAATATTTAAAAATAAAAGGTCACGATAATTTACTTCGTGACCCAATCACAAATTCAATCATTAACAATAATAGGGCAGAGTATCAAGAATATGTTTCAAGAAAAAATATGAAAAATGAAGAGGACCAAAAAATACAGAATCTTGAGTATGATGTTGCTAGTATGAAGGATGATCTTAATGAAATAAAAAATTTACTAAGGAGTTTGGTCAATGAAACCAAATAAAAGTTTTAAATATTTTAAAGTTTCTCAAGAAATAGATAGTATTGATAATATTGATTGCATTAATAATATTTGCAAATCATTTGCTTAAATTATCAAAAAGTATTGTCCCAGTTTAGGAGTTTCAAATGGCAAACAGCACGATAACCTTTGATACAGAGTCTGGAACTCCATATGCTGTAAATCTAACTCTTAATAGTGGAGCGACCTTTAAAAACATTTTTACAGTTAAAAATTTAAATGGAACACCATTTAATTTTCAAGGATGGACAGGATCTTCTCAAATGACAAAAAGTGTTTCGATTGGATCTACAGGTTATCCTAATGCAACTTTTGCAGTTGGATTTGCAAGTACTGCCGAGGGAAAAATACAGATATCTTTGGAATCAACTTCAACAAGATTGTTGGAAGAGGGTAGATATGTTTATGATGTATTAGTTAGTTCGGGGTCAACGGTTTATAGATTAATTGAAGGAAACATATTAGTTAAACCAGGTATTTCATCTGCTCCATAAATAGTTTATAGAGATATTAGATAAATGGCGCAACCATCTAGTAGGCAAGAATTAATAAATTATTGTAAGAGGAAACTGGGAGCGCCAGTTTTGGAGATTAATGTTGCAGATGAGCAGATAGACGATCTGGTTGATGATGCTGTTCAGTTTTTCCAGGAAAGGCACTTTGATGGAGTTTATCCAGCCTTCTTTAAATATAAGTTAACCCAAGCAGATATTGATAGAGGTAGATCTAGAGGCGGAAACAATCCAGCAGTTGGCATTGCAACTACAAGTGCCACTGCAAATATTGTTGGGACTGCAACTACTTTTGTATATGAAGAGAATAGTAACTATTTGCAAGTTCCACCTTCGGTCATTGGAATCAATAAGATTTTTCAGTTTGATGGGTCTAACAACATTACCCACAACATGTTCAGCGTAAAGTATCAGTTATTCTTAAACGATATTTACTATTGGGGAACAACTGAGTTGCTAAGTTATGCGATGGTAAAAACTTATTTGGAAGATATTAACTTTCTACTTACAACTCAAAAGCAAATAAGATTCAATAAAAGACAAGATAGATTGTATCTAGATATTGACTGGAGTTCAGTAAGAGCTGATGATTATATTATTATAGATTGCTATACTACTCTAGATCCAAACGATTATTCTAGAGTTTGGAATGATTCTTTTCTAAAGTTATACCTAACTGCTCTTATTAAGAGACAATGGGGAATGAACTTGATTAAGTTCCAAGGAGTCAAACTTCCAGGTGGAGTTGAACTGAATGGAAGACAGATATATGATGATGCTCAAAGAGAAATAGATTTATTGATGGAAAGGATGTCCAGTACTTATGAGTTACCACCTCTGGATATGATAGGATAATCATATGTTAAATCCTTTTTTTCAGCAAGGAACTCCTCAAGAGCAAGGACTCATACAAGATTTAATCAACGAACAGTTGAGAATGTATGGCGTGGAAGTTTATTATCTCCCAAGGAAATTTGTAACAGAAAAAAAAGTTATAAGGGAAGTAATAGAATCTCTATTTGATTCTGCATTTCCTATAGAAGCATATGTCAATAGCTATGATGGATATGCAGAAAATCCAACTATTCTTTCTAAATTTGGAATACAAGCACTGAATGAGATTGTCTTAACTATTTCAAAAGAAAGATTTTCTTTGTATATTTCGCCACTAATAAAGGATATATCTAATATAAAAATATCATCGAGACCTAAAGAAGGAGATTTAGTATATTTTCCCTTAGGTGATCGTTTATTTGAAATAAAATATGTCGAACATGAGAAACCTTTCTATCAACTCCAAAAGAACTATACATACGAATTAAGATGCGAACTGTTTAGATACGAAGATGAGATTATTGCTACTGGAGTTGGTGAAATTGATGATGTTTTATCAGGTACTAATACAGATCTAGATTCGGGATCCGTTGCTCTTGGTCCAATACAAACTTTAACAATGGTTGGAGTTGGCGTCACTGCTACGGCATTAGTCACTTCTATTGTTAATGGTGGAATAAGATTTATAACGGTAACTAATCGTGGTGGGGGATATATTGATACCCCAAGGGTTGGAATATCATCTGCACCATCGGGAGGAACAACTGGAATAGCAACTGCGGTTATGATTGGTGGTATAGTTGCATGTAATGATAATGTCAACCCAGCAGCAAAGTCTGTTCAAAATGTAAGAATCATAAATCCAGGATTCGGATATACAACTGCCCCCGGAGTTAGATTTATTGGTGGTGGGGGATCAGGAGCAGCAGCTACAGCGACTATAGGCGATGGTATTGTTGGTATCATATCAATGACAAATGTGGGATCAGGATATACAACATCTCCTTCAATAACATTTACTGGAATATCTTCAGTTTCTGCTGCTGCTACTGCAACAGTAAATGATGCAGGAAACATAACATCCATTCAGATAACTAACTCAGGTCTTGGATATACCCAAGCACCAACAATAACAATATCTTCACCATTTACTTCTGGAATAGGCGCATATCAGTTTAATGAACTAGTTGTTGGATCTACTAGCGGAACTACAGCAAGAGTTCGTTCTTGGAATGCGATTACTAATAAACTGGAAGTTGCAACAGTTGACGGAGAATTTGTTACTGGAGAAACTATCGTTGGATCTGCTTCCTCAGCATCTTATAAAGTAAGACTAGTCAATACTGATGTTGTTGATGATGGATATGCAGATAATACTGATATAGAAACCGAGGCAGATAAGATCATAGATTTTTCAGTGGTTAATCCCTTTGGAATGCCGTAAATATAAATAGAAGTTATTATGTTCATCAGTAACATTAGATATTAAAACCATGTTTGATTATTTTTATCACGAAATACTAAGAAAAACGGTTATCGCATTTGGATCTCTGTTTAATAATGTAACCATTAAACATTATGATTCTAATGGCGGTGTATCTAGTGTTATTAAAGTTCCTTTAGCGTATGGTCCAACTCAAAAGTTTTTATCTAGACTTGAGCAATCTCCAGATCTAAGCAAACCAGTTCAAATTACACTTCCAAGAATGTCATTTGAATTAACTGGATTGACTTATGACTCATCAAGAAAAGTTTCCACTACTCAATTTTTTACAACAAAAGATTCTACGGATGGATCTATAACTAAAAAGGCATACATGCCAGTTCCATATAATCTTCAGTTTGAACTGGCAATAATGGCAAAACTGAACGATGATGCCCTACAAATCACAGAACAGATACTGCCTTATTTTCAACCATCATATAATATAACTGTTGAACTAGTAGATTCCATCAATGAAAAAAGAGATATTCCTGTCATTTTGGAAAACATTACAATGCAGGATGACTATGAAGGCAATTTTACTACTAGAAGAGTTCTGATTTATACTCTAAGATTTACTGCAAAGACATATCTATTTGGTCCAGTATCCACGGCAACAAAAGATATTATCAAGAAAACTACAATCAGTTACATTACTGGAGAATCTACAGACAATCCAACCAGAAATGTCGTTTATTCATCTACGCCAAGAGCGATCAAAAACTATACTGGCATTGTACTTACAAACCTATCTAAAGATATTGGGCCAGAAGATATTCTAGTTACAGTAAATGATGCTAGTGGTATTTCTGTTAATACATACATTGATCTGGAAGGAGAAGAGTTATATGTAAGATCCAAATCAGGAAATATTTTAACAGTTGATAGGGGTAGGGATGATACAACTATCACCTCACATCTATCAGGATCAGAAATAAAATCAATAACTACAACAGACAATACTCTCATACCAGAGGGAGATGATTTTGGATTTAGTGGATTAACTAGTTGAATATGAAAATGACAAAAAAGTTTGATAGTTTAAATGATACCTTTAATATTGAAGGCACCATTGTTTCTTCCGAAAAAGAAGAAATAGTAGAAAAGATTGAAAAAACTGCGTCAGCAAATGAAGATGTAAAAAAAGATTATGAATACACAAGAGGAAATCTTTATTCATTAATAGAAAAGGGACAAGAAGCAATAAACGGAATTCTTGAATTGGCTCAAGAAAGTGAGATGCCTCGTGCTTATGAAGTAGCTGGGCAACTGATAAAAAATGTTGCAGATGCTACTGACAAACTAATGGATCTCCAGAAGAAGTTAAAAGATATGGAGCAGGATAATCAAAAAGGACCAACTACAGTTAATAATGCACTTTTTGTCGGATCAACTGCAGAGTTGGCAAAACTTTTAAAGCAAAAAGAGTTTGGAGAGTCTTAGGA